TGCATTACTGCTGATTCACCATCAGCCTCAATCGTAATTGCTACGCCTGACATATCAGCCTCACTTGATGCTAGGCATCATATTTAAGACAGCATCACCAAAAACACCGCCACGATATGTAGTACCGATTGGCATTGTGGCTGGCGTTCTTGCGGGCTTCTCTTCTGTGACTTCATTTTGAGGGTTTAGGATATTCAATGTTGCTTTACCATCAGCAACCCGTTTCAAGAAGTCAATTTCCGCCTTATAGCGGTTTTCAACCTCCTCAATTGGCTGCTGAAAATAAAGCCGGTAGCGCGCAATGTTGCACGCAATCCGTTTCAACGTACTGGGCGTATTTGGCAAAGGCAGGACATATCGAACAGCGATATAGCTGTCAATTTCCTCGGATGCATCCTGTAGGGCTTCTTCAATTGAATTACCTACAGTTTGCATTGATTCCAATTGTTGAAGCTCACCTTCACCAAAACGCGCCTCTAAGTCATTTCGAGTCGCGTACATAGATCACCTTACTTATCAGCCGTAGATTTCTTGGCTTCTGCAGTCGCTTTTTTTAGAGCAGCTTCTGATGTGGCTAGTGATTTTTCCAAGCCTTCAACTTTCTTTTGAAGCTCCGCCACTTCTGCATCGGCTTTATCTTTACCCTCAATAAGGATTGCCTCATTTGCTTTCAGCTCCGCCACTTCTGCAGCAAGGCTTGCAAGCTGAGCAGCAGTACCATCGGCCTTAGGTTGTTCTGGAGCTTTTTCTTCTTCAATTGCTCCAGATGCTAAAAGGGCCTGAAGTTGTTTGTCTTCAAGCCCTTTAACTTCTTGCCCTGGTCGGAAGTGACCGAGGGACTGTTTTGCAATGTACTTTGGCATGCTTTATTCCTTATACAAACCCACGACCACCAACAAGACCGTTCTTGTTGTTAGGGATTGCGAGTGGTGATGATTCAGCTAATAGCTCAATGCTAGACGGGTTCTTTTTCTGATCTTGGGTTAAGAAGAATTCCAAGGCTTGACCAAATGCCTCTAGGTTTTGAATAGCACAGTGCGCAATCCACCCATTAGCATCATTAATCAAACCAAAGAAGTCTTCTGGAATGAAGCGACCTGCTGCACCATCCATGTTGTGTTTTACGTCATATGTCCAAATTTCAATATTGTCCACCACACCACGGAACTGCGGCTTATCTTTATGATCGAAAGTCGGTGTTAATGGGACGCTAATACCTGCATATGGAGCTACGAATTTAGCCACAAACGCTGCATCTTGTTTCATTGCATTGAATACTTTTGAGCTCGTTAAAACCATGTTTGGCGATGAGCCACCATGCTCAATCGAAAGATCAATCATCGCCTGCCAATCATCCAGCACTTTTGCACCCAATTGCCCCCATTTGATTAATGGAGAGAAATTACAAGCAGGGTTACGACGGTAGTCCACTTCGTATTTCGGGAAATCCGCAGAAGCAAACGTAGTCTTACCATATAACAAGACATCACGTGCGATTAGAAGTTTTCGGTTATCAATAGACTGACGCAGATATAGAGCCTTTTGCGCTTGGTCAATCAAAAGAAGATCAGCATCGCTTAGGCGGTTTGAACCAGTTGCAATAACACCATGTTTACGCAATTGGGTAACTAATGCAGCATTTTGAACATCTGCAGGCGTTACTGTCATCATAGGCTTTAAGTAAGCTGGTTTTACAAATTGCACTTGACCTGATTCTTCAACTTTAATCGGTCGAGCACCAGCATTCGGGGTTACAAATGGAGCAAGCGGAGTGGCTGTATTCAATTCACCAACAGGCACCACATTTTTGTTGTATGACACACGCTGCGGAAAAAAGCGATCGATTAACCAGGTATCTACCTTCTGTGTGGTATCTGTTAGTAACACCAACTGCGGTACATCTAGGAGCTCTACAGGTGCTTCCTGAAAAGTAAAAATTTGACCCATGTCTTAATTCCCCACTACTTTACGTAGTTCAATTTTGTTGTTTAAACCTTGTGCACGAACAGCATCAATCTGACCTGCAGCTAGCTTCACACCATTTACAGTAACCACACCCACATCAAAAGGACCTTGTACATAGATCGGCATTTCTAGGTCATTCGCTGCATGGTAGGTTGCTTGCTCAGCTGTGAAATCAGTGACAGCGATAGCATTCCAATCACCAACTACGCCACCCGTCACTACTGGATGACCAGCCACGTTAGCTGCGTCGACGTTAAGCAAATCTCCTCGCTTATAAGCTGTATTGGTGGTGACCTTTGCATTTTCAGTGCGTACACCATTTCCAACGACCAATTGTTCTGATGTGATCGTTTGAGTAATTGTTCCCATTATTTTTGCTCCTGAGAGGCTGCGAATTTACTGAAAGCATGATCTAGTGCTGAACCTTGATTACCGCCTTGCCCTTGCCCACCCTGACCACCTGTAGCTTGGTGAGTAAACAAATGTTGAAAGTGTGATGGAATATGTTGCTGCTGCTGACCAGCTGGTGGCTGGCTACCTGCTGAGAATTGACGAAGTTGTTTAGCTGAGAATGCAAATGCAGAGTCATCTAATGCCTTCATCTCGGTAATATCTTCCGCGCTAAACTCTTTGCCCAGATCTTTACCTAAAGCGGTAATTTCTGCTTCACGCTTTGCTGCAGCAAACTGCTTGTTTTGGGCTTCAAGCTCAGAGTTTTTAGTCTCTAGCTCTTGGATACGGGCTTGCGCCTTTTCTAATTCGGTCACGTCTGTGTCCTCTGTAGGTTGATTTGATGTACTAGGTTTTGCTGAGAATGCATTTACCGACGTTGTTCGATCCGCACCTGTCGAGCAGATCGTAAATTCACGGATACGGTTATTTCGGAATACTGCGACTGGTCCAGTGAATGTCTGTCCATTTACAACCACATTCACCCCTTGACCCACTTCTTCAACAGAACCAGGATCAATGAACATAGACATTTGAAACGGATAACCATCATCTGCGTCATCTACTACTTCACGTGCTTTCGCATTGCGTAGAAAGTCGCCAGTCACTGTGATGTTTTGATTGATACCAACTTCTTTCACCACACCGACACGGCTGGTACTGAAATGCTCTTCTAGTAAAGGTGTTGGCGTTGGAATCTCAATTCCTTCAAGATCGAAAACAACACCATTTCGACCCCAAAACCAATGACCATCAACACGACCACCACCATAAGCTGTGCCTTTAAAGGTTCGCTTTTTATCCCCTTCAACCTGAGGAACAATGTCCACGGCGGATAGTGAGAATAGGTACTTGCCTTGTTCTTCATTAAGTTCAGGCATTTTTCATGCTCCATAAAAAAACCACCTTAAAAGGTGGTCTTGAATGATTGTGATTACTTAAATACTTTGAATTAACAGATTGAGTTTTTCAGAAGCTGTATCTTTTACATCAGAGCATCCATTGATATTCAATACAGCGGCCAATGTGTCAATGATTTGTAGTGTATCTTCTAATGGATAGTTGAATTTTAGACCGGCACCTTTAGATTCCTTATTACCTAACGCTCGACTTCCATTTGATACATCTGAACTTTGACTTAAAGCATTTGAGCCAAAGTCTTGACCTAATGCATGACAACCACGCTCATCTACTTTTAATGCACTCGTTAAAAGCATTCGAAGTTTTGCCCGATCTTCTTTAGATTCCGCGACAATTGAATCGATGTTCATTCCAGTTAATGACATGCCATTTTTATATAAGACACTCATTCCATTTTTTAAAATAAGCTTCATCTAATTCACCAATGCTTTAAGTGTGTAAATCATCTTGCCATTCAGCGCTTCAATCGAAACCACTTCAAACGACAAACCCATTGGCATCAATACGCCATGACCAGCATTCAATTCGTTTAGATCAATGCCTAGACCTTTCGCATTCTCAATCTGCAGCACCACATCGGAAGCATTCTCGGCTAACAGTAATGGCGAATTAAATTGAATCGTTTGCCCAACTTCATAAGCGACTACATGCTGCAAGGTCACGCCACCTGTCACGATTGCCGCTGAATTACTCACCACGGCGCTTAATGCTTGCATGTCCTGTCTGAGCCACTGCTTTAAAACATCGTCCGCTTTCGAGCTTACAGACGCATTTAGGTAGTTCGTGATTGCAGCATCATTGCCCTGCACATAATCCAAGAAAGTCTTGATTGCACTTGGTCTAATGGATGGATCTAAAGGAATAACCGTATTGGCCACCGTGCTGAATAGATCTCTCGATTTTTCATCCATTGGAGCTAACAGACTGGTGAGCTTTTTAGAAGCAGTCCATTCGGCTTTAATTGCCTCTTTCTGCTCTAGTAGATATTCCTTATCAAGTAGTGACTTAGAAATCTTCTGATCCACCAATGCCTCAAACTCCCCAAATTGCAGAGGATGTGAGCTCCAGTCCAAAGCTTCAGCAACCTTTGGCAACTTGTCATCTGGTGTGATGCCGTATTTAAGCGCTTGGGCTTCAGTTAAGGCTATACATGTGCATCTACAGCGAAATCCAGTGGGAGGGTAATGCGTTAGCCAAAACGGATGATCAATCGGCAGTACAATTCGATTCAATGCCAAATGTGCAGGACGCACACGTGAGTCATTGATAGCCGAATACATCAGATACTGACGTTTATCTTTATTCCGTTGCTGTTGCTGCCAACGCCCATGACCATATGCACTTTGGATATTGGTACGGAATACGTTGTCCAAGTAATGCTTTGGTAAAACTATTTCAGACTCAGCTACGAGCTTTTGAAAATCATTAAAGGTGCCACCCGATGCTAATGTTTTATTGAGTGACTTAATCACCGACTCAACTTGCTCAAGACTCGACAAAAAGCTAACTGTAGTCGCCATCTGCCGCGTCTTAAGATCCATAGAGTAAAACTCATCAGGCAGCACCACTTTCTTACTATGCGCATAATACAGCGCTTCAAGAAACGTGACTGGTTGCATCTATTTCCCCTTAGCTGCTGTTGTATACCCCAATACATCGGCGGCATATAAAGCCTGATCCAAATGCGCTGTAAATTGCGACTGTGTTGCACCAGGTATTAATCGAGACAAATTGAATAGCAAAGCCTCCGGTGTCTCAGACTCAGCTGCCAATTGTCTAATCTGCTCATTGGTCAATAGCTGTAAATCACCCTGCACATCTGTCAGTTCATCTACTTCTTGCTGCTCAGGTGACTGCTTTTGCACAGATGCTTTAAAGCTGAATGCTTGGTGAGGTAGTGCTGAGAATTGAGTGTTTGGAACCACTTGTTCAACTGGCTTTAAATCACCGTCTTGCAAGTTGTACTCGCGAATAAAGTATGACTCTGAAAGATTTGCACCAGCATTCTTTAAGTGCGTATCCCGCTCAGCCTGTTCTTTATTCAATGGCTTTGTTTTTTCACCCAGTAGCACCTTATGTGGCTTCCAATCATTCAACACACATAACGCATCAACAACAGCTTGGAGTGTCGGGGTAACCAATCGAATATCAGACTTGAGCTTGTCGCCACGAACATTTTCGTGAACTTTACCCAATGCATAACCACTAGTCCCATCTGACTGGCTAGTAAGCGTCTGACCCAATACAACCTTTTGAATCTGCTGCGCTAAGGTCTTGTTAAATGTCTCAAAAGCACCGTTAGCTGAACCAGAGCCTTGAGTTGATAGAACTTGAACATCATCTTCAATATCAATCGAAAGTACACTTTGCGCATGAGCATTGAGTAATGCTTGGCTCATATCATCGGTTTCAGTGTTTTTGCATTTTCCTAGCAGAATAGGTGTACCAAATCGCTCCAAGAACTTAGCCCAGAACTTAAATCCATTCTGTTTGAAGAAGAACAACCAATAGAGTGTCGCTAGTAGTGCCTTACCATAAGGCTGTTCAAATGTGGCCTTACGACGAGTGAGGAAGAACTTTAGAAATTGATCTACTTCCCGATCTGCACCACCACCGTCTTGACGATAGATCAAGCGGCCATCGTTTTTAGGCTCAAACCACTGCATCGGCTTTTCACCAATCCACTGCAGCCCCAGATATCCCTCTTGTTTTACTTCGTATACAGCCTCTTGCACTGAATAGCCAAAGAACAAAGCATTTAGTGCAGCTGATGCAATTTCGAAGTACCACTCATCAAGCTCCGCTTTTAGATGTACTGCCTCTGGTGTATCACTAGGCTCAATGCGGAACGGCGTAGCCAATAACGCATCAATACGTGTCTCTACAGCCTGAGCAATCTCATCATCATCCAGCAATACAGATAAGCGATGACGAGTAATACCCGCTTTACGCAATACCTCATCATTGTCAGGACGTCTTCCAAAATGTGTGAAAAAATTAGAAATCGCTTCTTGAGTGTATAGACCACCTTTAGACAAAGCCTTCTTTGACGCTTTGTCTTTTTTAGACTTTGCCATGTGTTTTCCTATTGATATGTACGACTTCCAGCACCAGCTGGTTTCTTACCGATTCGAGCTTCATTAAGCTCTGTGAAGCAATCACTACACCCATCCACCTGGTCGTCATGTGTGCCATTTGGAAAGTTTCGTAGTTCCTCAATGAGTGCTTTATTCCAATCACCTCGGAGCATCTTCACATTGCCGATGTTGACCTGTGCTGCAAATGGCTGTGCCCGGGTAATCTTGTCACCTGATACTGTCTCAGCTTTAACATTGAAACCTGAAAGCATCGTGATGAAGTTTTTAGCTTGAGATTTACCCGCTTGACCAGGATCTTGAGGTAATCGAATCGAAACAGATTTGCCATCCATTTGAGCTGTTTGCTTAATCGTATTTTCTACCCCATCAGGCCCCCAGCGCCCGCGAACCATTTCGACGATATAAATCATATTTTCCTTGGTCTTCAGCATTCTTGGGCCTGCAGTCCAGTCACCTTCATTTTCAGAAGCTGCTAAGTCCCAAGCACGAACTTCTTTGATAAATTCCGCAGGTAACGCATCCACAATTTCAATTCTGTCAGGCTTAAAAAAACCACCCGCAGGTGGTGATGGTAACTGTCGGTACTGACCAGAGAAGACATACGGCGCTGCATCCTCCATGACCCTTAATCGCTCAATACTATGTTTTTCTGGCCAGAGTGCTGAGCCATCAGGCTGAATTGCAGGTAAACACAAATGTTCCCACTCTTCGCCATTCCCGCCATCTAACAACCAACCTGCAAGGTCTTGCTCATGCAAGCGCTGCATAATGACGATAATGGGCGTATCAGGTGAGTTTGTTCGAGATTCCAAAGTGTTTTGAAACCATTCAATCACATTGCCACGAATCGTGTCAGAGCTTGCTTCACTGGCTTTGTGTGGGTCATCAATGATGATAGCCCCACCAAATTCCTTTCGGATCTTACCAGCACCAAAACCCGTGATCGTACCGCCTGTACCCTGTGCGTAGCAGACACCGCCCGCTTGAGTGCGCCAATCATCTTTAGCCTTACTGTCATCGCGTAGCTGAAATTCAGGAAATACGCGTTTGTATGCTGTTTCCTGTACCAAATTTCGCGTCTGAAATGCGTTATTAGCTGCCAATGTCGCAGAGTAGCTGATATGAATAAACTCACAATCAGGCACCTTGCCAAAGCACCAAGCCATGAAATTAATCACAGCCAATTCAGTCTTGGAATAACGTGGTGGAATATTGATGATTAAACGCTTAGTTTCACCACGGAATACTTTCATTAAAGCATCGCAAACCACACGATGGTGCCAGTTATGCATCCACTTGTACTTGCGGCGCTCTTTGAACATGTACCGCGAAAAGAAGTACAGGTCTTGCTGCGCTTCAATTTGGATCGCAAGCTCGCGCGCTGGGTCAATAATCATTTAACGCCTGCTCCCTTGCTGTAAGGTAGCTTTCAGTTGAAACATTAGAACTCACAGTCTCTATTGGCTTGCCGTCTTTGCCTGTGATCTCTTGTCGATTGGTAAATTGACCACCCAAGTCTTGTGCTGCTTGCTTCATGATGTTTAGTGACATCACGGTATTTCTGGCATTTTTTTCAAGATGCTTTTGATACTGCTTTAAGCGGTAATACTTTTGAGTAATCGGAATATCAATCAATCCAGCATCAAACTTCTCACGGGTCTCATAAAAAAGGTCGACAAATTTCTTGGAAAGATTTTTACCGCGTTGTTTTGTGGGATCGTATGTTGAGCATTGTACTCGATCAATTTTCACCCCAAATTCTTGTGATACAAGCTCCGCTACTTCTTGTGGGGTGTCACGGCACGCAAGAGCTTGAACTATAAATATTTTTACAGGCTCTTTTAGGGCTGCCATAACCACCTCTTTGTATCACTACGTATCACAAAATAGGCAAAAAAATTTAAGCCAATTTTAAAAGACAGGTACCACAAGCGTGTGCAATTTTAGCTTTTCCAATTGTTGGCCCATCATTAGCAAGGTCTACCATCTTCTGCACATCTTCTGATGCACCATAGCGTTGAACCACACCATGAAACTCTTCTACATCGTGTGGTCTTAAATAGTATTTATATTCACCCGTTGAAGGACTTATTAAGTAATTCCCATCTTCGTCCCGCTTGGCACCAAGGTGGTAAAGCTCATGCTCAATCAATGCGCAAAATTCTGTATCGCTTGCCTGCGATGCAAAGTTTGCATCGATAGTAATGATGAAGTCTGGTACACAGCCAAACCAATCAATCATTTGTTTTTCTTGTCGTAACTTTCGCCAGCCACCTGCCATAGGCGAAAACTTCTCAGTTTGACCCAATACAACTCTGTCAGCTTTGATGAATGCAGAAGATGCCCATAGTACTTTAAATAAGGTGCTAGACCACGGCGATATATGTTCATGATCAGGGTTGTAGAGCTTTCCATCACTGGAAATGAAAGTATCGATAATCCACTCTTCAAGCTCTTTTGCTGGCTCAAAATCAACATTATCTAAAGGGTCTATATTTAGAAGTCGTTCCGGTGGTTGTGGCCTTTTCATATATTGCGCCCATTAAAAAACCACCCGAAGGTGGTTTAGTTTAAAACAACATCGACATCTGCCCAAACTCATAAATCGTTAATGCAAGGACAAAGGCCGAAACCGAGATTATAAGCACATCTTGTGAAGCCATACTTTTCTCCCTTTATTGTTCTTTTTTTATACTCTCACAATTAAAAAAATTATCAACACTAAAAGAATACATTTCTCACAATTTACAGTGATAGATATGTAAGAAATTATACAAGAGCCGTTTATTTGTTAATTATTCGTACAGGCTTGTTCTTAAATTCTTAACCCGCTGTTTCAACTTAATCATGATGCCATCTATCGCCAGCATCTCATCCCGAGTCAAACCCGAACGGCTTAAGTTTTGGTACTTAGACAGTTCAGCACTACAAAATTCTAAGTCTTTTTTCGCTTGTACACGATCTGTCATAGGACCACCAAATAAGAAAAGAAACCCCACTCAGTTATTTAGTTGAGCAGGGTGTGTGCCGTAATACGTTCTGCAAAAATGCCACTGGAGTTGTGGCGAGGGTTTATTTATCCATTAAAAAACCACCCGAAGGTGGTTGTTATTCGGGAATTAAATTCCATTTTCAAATATGTGCTTCAACTTGGCAATAAAGTCGTTAGTATCTAGAAAGTAGTTGGGGTAAGCCCTCTTGATTGCCTTTAAATCACCAACCGATACCAAAACAACATCCATGTTTTCATCATCTTTATACTTTTTTTCTAAAGATGCGTACAACATTTCAGCTAGATCAATATCTGACTCCTTGAACTCTCTTATTCGTATCTTCCAACTATCCTCTAGATTTTGTAGTTCTAATAATTGGTACTTTTTAGAACTCCACTTCCCATCACTATCAATATTTCTCGCAGTTAGCGCAATGCCTTGCAACTTGTGAAAGACTTGTAGCTTTGACTCTAATTCCTTTGCTAATACAATTAATTCAGAAATGGTTTTTTCTTTATATTCATCAAGTACCGTAGTTTTTTCCTTGTGAGAAAACAACGCGCTAACAACTTTAAAAAATGTCTTAAAGTCTTCGCTTCCTTGCCCAGTTTTAAATGAAAGTCTTTCCACCATACCAAGCGTTTCAACCGCTGTGGCAAATGCATGCTGCAAAGCAGTTCTTATCTGAAGCTCAATACACAACCCGGCAGTATTATTAACCTCATCCCTCTTGTATTCAAAAACTTGATGAATACTTTTATAGCCATCTGGCTTTGGGTTGGTTATGTAGTCTTTTGCCGGCATTTTAGGGGTAAATAAAAATCTATTGTTCGGCTTAATCAAAACCTCGCTATGCAAAGCAAGCACATCCGCTATTGAGGGTAATACCACCCGAATACCCCCAATATCTTGCATTCTTGCAAGATTGTTTGATGGCATTCTCTCAAGCTTACTAATGATTGAAGGTAAGCGCTTAAGTCTTTGAGCGATAATTGCTTTACGCTTAACACAGATATCCCTAGTTCTAATATATTTTTGAAAAGCATCCAAGGGTTTAGCGTGATAAGACCGCCACTCAGAAAGAATCTCCAATGCCTCTGTTTTCTTTTCTTCGGGCGAAGTTTTATCTATTAAGGTTTTGCCTGCCTTAATTACTCTTGTTCTACTTAATATTGTGTTTTCTTCATGGCCCATAACAATACCTCCAAGCACTGTATAAGCATGATAGCATGTATTTTTCCTTAATTTTTAAAAATTAATAAATTATTGTTTATTAATGAGAATCTAAAAAATATCACCATTCTGTATGCTCAACATCAAATTAGTCTTATCTAGTATCTTCATAAACTCACGAGATGAGCTCTGGTACTTATTGATTAATAGTTTTCTGTGCTTCGTATGTATTTATATTTTTATCAGCAATAAATAAAAGAAAAACCCCACCAAGTTTGTTATCTCAGTGGGGTTCTATGTGCCGTAATCCGTTCGGCTAAAGTCACCGAAGTGACAAGGGTTTATTCAACTTCTTTCAAACAATCCCGACACACTTTGATTTCTTCATCATCAACCGTGTAGTCGATCTCAGTCGCACCATGAAGGCCAAATAAACAAATTAACAATTGAAGCATTTCGTTCTCCTACAATCATATATTTATTACAAAACCCAACACTAACTAAATTGTTTAGAAGCCATGCAGAGCAGCTTTTTGAACAATTTTATCGAAGTTTGAGTGTGAAGCGTGTTCGCTAGTAATGCGCTTTGATCTATAGCAGCAACTTGCCATAACACCAATACCTAATAAAGTTAGTAGCTTCATCTTTAATTCCATCCATGTAGAATATTTAATTAAAAATATCACCCGAAATTGTATCTATCCAATCTCATTTTGATGAATTATTGTTCACTATGTAACTAAATAAGGATGTGGTGATCTGCCACACCCCTGCCTTTAGTTCGATATTAATCAGCTCGGCAACTGAACTACCGCTACTCACAATCACATTAACCTTACATGCACGGTCAACTTCACTTGCTTTCATTCTCTTTAAGGTCGGGTTGCCAAGCCCTAGCTAAAATTGCCTAAAACATCTAGGCGTTTACACAAGGCATGTTCTGTTAGTCGGCACACTCACAGGATATGGTTGCCAAATTTCGGCAACAAAAAAGCCCAATCATTTGACCGAGCTTTGATGTAATTAAATATCTGGATGGCGGCATTAAAATTTAAACCACTACGAATAAAGTCAAGCCGCCATAAAAAAAGCCCATCAAATGATGAGCTTTTTACGGTAATTAAGTGAATTTCCATATGTACGTCCACTATAAATGAAATATGCCATACCCTGTGCGCACACTCAAGTGGTTTTTTCAAAAGTTTCAAATACAAAATGCGGGTGTCTGCTTTTGATATAAGCAAGGCCGCATTTTAGATCTTGGCGAATTTGGTTCACAGATGTGTCATTACTCCCAGCAATATCGCGTAATGAATTACCTATCACGTAGTGAGACCAAATTGATGAGATCCACTCCTGAAGGATTACATCTTCTACAAGTTGAATATCAAGAAATAGTCTTTGAATTGCACGTGCTTCGTTGCAGTCTAATTGGCAGCATGTTCCTTTTCGGCGTACGCATAGACGATCTCTAAGAGTCTCGTCTGACATGTACATTGCAAGCAGCCGCTCACGTTGCTGCTGCGTTATTCTTTTTGTTGGCATGGTTTTAACAACCATTACCATTGTTTCATTGTCGCCATTTATCCAAGCTCCAAGCTGACGACACCATTCTTCAAAACTGTATTTCGACCAATCTGTCGCTTGCATAATCGTTACTGCTGCCGTCATCCCAAATCCCCTACCATCTTCTCTATTTGCTCAATCGCTTTGCCGCTTTTCACTTGCTCAGTGCTAAACCGTATTACCTGATAACCCATCATTGTTGCTGCGTTATATTTCTCTAAGTCCCCTAAATACCCCTTACTCCTTGTATGCCTGCCATTACTCCAGATCCCACCTTCCACTTCGACTAATATCTTTTTACCCTTCAAATGGAAATCAGCTCTCCATTTACGTGAGGGGTGAAGCTTAAACTCCTGTTCAAACTCAATCTTTAGAGTTCTCAGATGCTGCGATAAAATCGCTTCACCCTCACTCACTACTCGCTCTTTCTTAACCGATGCAGGACGTTTAACCTTGCGTTTTGGCTTGTAGATTTTTCGATATTCAGCGAGGGAGATGCTGGTCACTGGCACCTCGCAGGGCTTTAAGCTCTTCCCACTCCGTCTTGGCTACAATCACCTTATCCTCAACGCCAATGTAGAGTCGGTAATGAAAAACATCGAGAAATCCCAAAACAGCAAAGAACACGTGAAATATGCCAATCCAAATTAGGAGATACTTAAATAATTCACTCATCCCTCAACCACCCCTACATCCACACATAGACACATGAAAGGCATACCATCTTCTAAGCGCCCAAATACACGGCCATCTTCAACACAATCTAATACACCGTATCCAGTGAAGCGTTTGCCTGAGTAAATCGTTGCTGATTCACCAACAAAATCCACTTTTACTCGATCGCCTTTTTTAGGTTCTGCTTTGTTGTGCCAAACGCGCTTACCATCAACGGTGCCGAAATTACAAATTAGACAAGCAACGTCGTAACCGTGTTGGCAATGCATATTGTTATGCTCTGAAACTCTCGTATTCGGGCTAATGTGATTTTGGATATCGGTTACATGGTCGGTTCGGTCGTGGTCGGCGATGGCTGCGTGAAGGTCATCGTAGGTAAATCCGTCACTTGATCTATGCCACATTCCATTGATAACCGCGAACTTCATGTCATCGGAGCAACCAAGATTTTTAAGCATAGTCTGTAGATTGCGTGCCTGCTCCAACCCATGGTCCTGAATAAACTGCTTTGCATTCATGCCACCTGCTCCCATTTCTCAATCGCTTCCATTGCTAACTTAATTTGCTCATAACGCTCTTTTGAGCATGGTCTATTTTGTTGGGTTATTTGCGATATGAATGAATGAGCTACTTTCAACTCTCGACATAGATCACCACCACGGCCCTTGCGTTCTTTGCACCACCGATCCAAAGCTTTAATCTCTGCAAGCGTTGCCTGATCCTCCTTTTGTCGAGCACGCTTCTTATGAGTTTCTGATACAGTGCCTGCCATAATTTCATGCATGGTCTTTTGGGGTTTTGGTTGTCCGTTGTTCCACCCCTTATGAAGCTCACCAGAGAAACCTTGAGGCAATTCATTCACTTCACCGCCACACGTTAAAAACAACTCCAAATCACTCTCAAGCTGTTCACGCAGGGTCTTCTTTTTCTCTAGTTCCGAAAATGTGGTGTTTTTACCCGCTTGAGCTGCTGTAATTCGAGCTTGAAATTCTTCTTTGTTCACACTTCACCCCCAACGCTCATAAACCCATTAGCTTTCATTGCCTGATACTCATTTGGATTATCAAAAGGATCTGGCCACTCGTTTTGAACCCGCTTCGCAGCTTCACTCACCTCAAGCTTTTGAGGTTTCGGAATTTCACGATTACGGACATTCAGTTTTCGCTTTAGGTTCTCCAGCTGCTGACGTGCAATATCGTTGGTCACGGGTTTGTGGCTTGGATCATCACCAGTAAATCCACATTGAGCAATTGCTTCTAGTAATTCATCCGCTTCATTACGCTCCTTAGCCTCAGATATGATTCGCTTGTAAACACTGCTATAAACTTTATAAAACGTATCCGTTGAACCTAAATATCCATAAGGCTTTACAACTTCATCAAATGCTTGTTTTGCAAATTTATTGATTTCATGAGATCGATTCTGTTTTTCGTAAGTCAAAGCCTGCAACCAAGCCTCATCATGGCTTTGGTATTCATACTTACCTAAACACCAATCTTTAAATTCGTTTACAGAAGGTGGCCAACCTGAGGTCTCAAGTCGAATCAAGCCCCGATTAAATTGTTCAAAAGTAATACCTGAAAGCTTTTGGACAAACTTATCAATCACCTGCCCTTTTTTTAAGCCCGACCATTGATCTGTAAATCGTTTACCGTATGACAAAAGCATGTCTTCAACCAACTTTCGCGCATCTTGCTCGCTAAACTGTTGAACAGAATGATCTTGGTTTTGTGTTAATTCATTACGCATATTTCACACCCTCCACTTCATGAACATCTCGAATTGATGGAGTGTCTTCACCACCAATTTCAGATAGCCACTCATTGACCTCACCCTGAGTTCTATTTCCTGCGCTTGATTGAGATTTTGGTTTTTGAGATGTTGATTGTGTTTCACGCTGACGTTTCGTAGCATCCTTGTTGTTTTGAATCCATGTGTACCACTTAACCAACCATAGACTTGGTGTGTTCTTGGATTCTTCACCCTTAGCCGAGAAGAAATCACCAAAGTTGGTAAACATGGAAATCAAATCTTGGATTTGAACTTCACAGAATCTTTGTCTTCCAAGTTCAATAAAATCGTTTTGGAGTGAGTATTGATTTACGCATTCGAGAATTGAATATCGCTTATGGTCTTCGGATTTGTATTGTGAAAACTGAATTGCTGGTAATGGAAAATTTTCTTCACACGGATTACTACTACTATCTATAATATTGGTTACTGGTTCATGGTTTATGGTTAGTTGCTCGTCCGTTAAATTCTCGTCTAACGGATTTTCAACGGTCGTTGAACTTTCGTTATTCGTAAGCTTAACTTGTGATGAACCGCCATTAGGGTCTTGTTGCTTTTTCGCTGCACGCTTTTTAGCAGATGCTTTACCTGCCTCACTCGCTTGTTTACGTTTTCCGTGGTATTCAGCAATTTCACGCTCACAACGATTGTTGATATAAAGACCATCATTCAACATGAAAAACTCATCTAGCACATATTGAAGAGCTTTTACTTGCTCATCAGTTGAGCATTGAACACGGCGAGCTAAACGATCCAAATTTGAAGCATCGAGGGGTTGCTCTGTGTCGTAATACATATCCAGTAAATCACGATAAATAGCACGCTCAACTAAGCTCAAATGGCGAGTCGCATTGTTGAAATCCCCAATATGATGTTGGTAATAGTTCATTTAGCTTCCTCCAATTTGACTAAGCCACGTTTTTCCAACTGACGAATAATTCGAGGTTCGACAAATTGATTGTTGATCTTGTACCTGGTGCGTGACTTTTCTTTCACCTGGATAAGTTGGGTACCTTCTTGCATTTGGCGACGTATCGCTATGGCTTGCCCCCCCATTTGGGTTGTATGCTCAAGAATGAAATAAGCTTCCTGCGCCTCAATAGCTTTGTTCATGACTGACAAAGGCATAGCCGCAAGCTCTTTAGGTGTGTAGATCTTCACTGGATCAAGTAAAGGGATAATTGCTTCGATAGGTGCTGGAGAAACGGTGATATCTTGTTTCTTTTTGGTGATTTTCTTCATAACGCACCACCTTTGATATTTAAATAAGCACCCACTCTGTCGCCCTCATATTTCAGCTCATCGAGCAAGTCTTGTAGTCCAAATTGATTTGCTCGATTTACGAGATGGCGAATAAATTCATTTTTTTCATGATCACCATCTTCATCGTCACAATCGCATTCACACTCATGGTCTTCACATTCAGAACAGTGAAAATCAACACCACGATCTGTCAGCTCTTCAGCAATCGATTCAAGATCACTTTCATCTGCTTCGCTTATGAAGCTCATCACGTCATCAAGTGTCATACCCCACCTACCTTTTCATTCATCTGAATGAAACGCCCAAACATAAAAATCTGACCTGCTCGATGCAGGCTTGAAATGATTTCACCTGCATACCAAGCCGAAATGCGATGATCGTTGATCAGCATTTCCATAAATTCGTCACGGGTGACGGCAGCATTCTTTTCATCACCTTTGATCTTGCGTAGGTTAGCCCCACGGATCTCCAGCAATCCCTCTAATGTGCGGAGTGCTGGCTCGTACCATGATTGAAGCTGCATCACTTGCTTATGCTCAGGCTTCTTTTGAATGGCCTTGTTGGTAATCATGGAACCTCCGCTAAGGCTTGTTCAGCTAGAGTGAGACGGCGTTTTGCATTGAGCTCAATAGTTGAAGCACTACGAACAAGCTTTTTGTTTAGGGTTAAAATGCCAATACCGATATACACATCGACGGTATTTTCATAGACTTCCATGACGTTATAAATTTCATCAAAGTTGCCTATAACTACATTAAGCACAACAGCATCCCCGATTAAAAAATCTATATTGTCTTCAATGACTTGTTGTGGTAAATTTGCGTCGTTCATGAAAGTGTACCCTCTGAATTGAATACTAAAGCCCGATCTCAACTCTCGGGCTTTTTTTTGCCTG